TGGACGGTTGTATTGACGGTTGTCTGGACGGTTGTATTGACGGTTGTATTGACGGTTGTATTGACGGTTGTCTGGACGGTTGTATTGACGGTTGTCTGGACGGTTGTCTTGACGGTTGTATTGATGGACTTGAAGTGGGATCAATTGAATAACAACTGTGAAATAGTAATGCAAAAATAATTAAACAAATATTCATCGTGTAATTTATAACGCAATAAAACCTTTAAATCAATTTCATTTCTGAGCCTCAATAATAAATAGCCATATAAGCGCCTTTCTTTGTAAATCCTCGTCTTTCATAATACTTCTCTATCTCGGGCGAACAATCTAATATGACTTTGTAGCAATTGTTTATCTTGGCGCTCTCTGTCAGTTTTTTTATTATTTCTGTCGCTATTTGATAACCGCGATGAGGTTCATCTACTATAATATCCTCTATGTGACCAACTGATTTGCCACCATGTGTTATTTTTGGTTCATATATGATGGTGCCTGATCCAACTATTCTTTGATCATCAATGCATAAAATGACGTCTCCAATCTCACATATTTTGCCAATAGATTCTTCAAATTTTTCAACCGACATGTCCTCAACGGTTGTCAATTGAGACAATAGAGAAATGTATTGATTTTTGACACTTTCTCTATCGCTTGAGACTTCAAACCATTCATTCAAATAATAATATTTCATGTTTATATTATTATTTGGGATTTTATTTGTCCGAATCACCACAACAAATGTATTGCTAGATTATTTGTGTTGTCAAAGGCAACAGTGATATTGGGGATATCTCAGCTGCGCTGAGATGCCATAATATTTGAACTATATTTATTCTTTTTCCAGTCGCCCTTAATTTTACGCGACCTTGTCAAATAGTTTTTTCGCCGCGTCTTATTTTTATGTTTTGTAAAATCTTCGTATCCCATTTGTCCAAAATGTACAATTTTTCCATCCGGTGCCGTAACCATATACTTTTTTTCTTTTTTTGTGGAAAGACTAATTTTTGCCGTCTTTCCGAGGTATTTTTTAGCAAGACGACGCACTTGGGCCGGATTTGAATATAGATGAATCGGTTTGTTTGACATATATATTATTATTTTATTTTTCAGCTGTTGATTTTGCCTTTTTTGCGGTTTTGCGTCTACACATTTTTTTACCATTCTGTGTAAATCCCTTGTATCCATCGGGGCATTTCTTTGCTCCGGGTGGCAATTCTATTATATCTTCCTCCGATGATGGTGACTTGGATTTTTTAATTGGCGGGGTAATTGGTTTCATGAGAGGACTCACTTTGTCCGATGACCCAGATGGGGATCCCCGAAGGGGATCTGCAAGCGGAGGCTCCCCGGAGGGAAGCGGTGGAGAAGGAGGTTTTGTATAATCCGGCGAATCTGATTGTGAAGGTGGCATATATGGTTTTGTATAATCCGGCGAATCTGATTGTGAAGGTGGCATATATGGTTTTGTGTAATCCGATGAATCAGACGATGGAGGAGGCGTATAATCAGGCGAAGGAGGTCTCACAAATTTATTAGGAGAAGGCGGAGGCGTATAATCAGGCGAAGGAGGTCTCACAAATTTATTAGGAGAAGGTGGTGGTGAAAACGCAGGCGACTTTGGAGAAAAGAGCGGGGGAGAAGGGGGAGGAGAAAACGCAGGCGACTTTGGAGACTTTCTCTTAGACTTAGGTTTTCTTTTAATCTTTCTTGTGTCACTTGACCGCTGTTTTATTACCAAAGGCATAACTGTCCAAAACGTCTTCTCTATCGTTTCATTCACAAATTCCCGCGTCAATGCCCGTTTGGCAAATTCGTATCCGGCTTTTGCGATCTTTTGCGCCGATTTGGGCGACATCTCACACCATTTGATTTTTTGAAGCAAATCCGACAAATCCGGCTTTACTAAAATGTAGTGAACGTTCGGCTTAATTAATTGATCCACCCATGACAAATATGGTCCATCCACTCGGATTATAAGCGATCCCGTCATCATGGTTGTTAGCAAACGGTAAGCATTGACGTTTCCATCTACATGAATGATGTATTTGTATTGACTCTGTTCCGCCATCGTCATAAACTGATTTGACGCGGCGATGCCAGTATTGAGCATTCCTAAACCATGAACAGGGTCAAATTTAATGGAATTGGAATCAATCGTCTTGCCCTTGCCTATTAATTTGGCGTCCAATAGAGGCGACTTCATTGCAGCTAAACGAATTCGCGGATTTGTCTCGGTGGTATATCCGCACCCTGAAGGTCCACCACGAAACACGGCTTTGTTGTATTTCTTCTTGCTCCAATCAGTTTCATACTCGTCAAACTTCATGTCTTTCATTCCCATGACAATAAACATGTCATCATAATTGGGAATTGGGATATCACTGTACGCTTTTTGTCCGGAAATGCTAAATATGGGGATCTGTTTCGTGTTTCGGAATTCGTTGGATAGAGGCAGATCGCCAGTTAACATGGGAAAAGGCTCGCGACCACTTCGGTGAAGTATGACCGCGTCAGTCAAATTCAGAATATAAACACCGTATGGCAAGGATAAGTCTTTTAACAAATCCACATACTCGTTTTGTTCTTTGTATGCGTCTTTCTCTTCCTCTCCTTCCTCTTCTTCTACATCTTCATCTTTGTCTTCGTAATTTTTCAGAATACACTGCATGATACGAACTGGGTTTGTGGCTACTGTGCGAATTTTTGCGCGTTGGCGTTCAGTGATAAGTTTATTTGAGTCTAAAGTAGCCAATTGGTCCTGGACGGCTTTCTCAAATGATTGGGATGTTTTTTTGTGTTTAATCCAATACATTTGTTGGCCGGTTTCGTCTACGCACAACATGTAACAGTTGTGAGCAAGCTTAAAGAAAATATATTTGAGGGTGTTTTGTAACGCTTCGTCGGTCATGGCCCATCGTGACGAAGTCGCATGTCTTGGGACCTGTTCGGGGTGTTCTTTAAACAGATCCATGACTTGATTACATTTCGCATCACCTTTTATACAAAACATGCGTTTGGATGCGTCAATGTATGGACGCGCAATTTCATATGCGTGTTCGTATTTTGTTATATGGTATTTCTTTCCGAGCATTCTGATGTGTCTGATATATTATATTCAGAATTTTATGCCGGCAAAATTTCTCAATATTATTTATAAATGTCAATTCCGGGCAAATTATTGATGATTTCGGATTTAGAAGGTTGTGCTGAATTTGACAACGCAAATTCAGTAAAAGTTAAGCAAACAACTATATTATGTAAAACACCTACATTTCAAGCTTTAAATTTATTTTTAAAAAAAACTGGCGAAAATAATAAAGTTGTTTTCATGGGAGACTATTTTGACAAAGGTCCCAATGTGGTTAACTCTGTCAATGAAATTGTTAAATTATCAGAAGGAAATCCTGGAAAAGTTCATATTATTCTTGGAAATAGAGATGTTAATAAATTGCGCTTTATTTATGAATTTGATAAACGATTGAAGGGGTGTCTATCTAAAATCGCAAATCCTTTTTGGAAATGTGATGTATTACAAGCAATTGTTGCTCAAACACAAATTTTGGAAAGAATGAAAATAATTATGAAAGACACTATGGGAGCAGGACCTCCGGCATATGATCCAAAAGATCAAATTGGTTTAAAAATTAATAAAATTGGTGATGGATTTGATTTTGGTAATTTAAAAACTGTTGAATCATATTTTGCTTATGTTTTTTCAAAAGCATTTAACATAAATGTCTCCTCACAAATTAATTCATCAGTTGAAGATGACGTTGATTTGCAGGGTGATGATTTTGAGTTTATTTCAAATTGCCGAAAATTATTTCAAATGGCAAAAATAGTAATCTATGATGCGGATTACAAAGTTTTATTGTCTCATGCTGGCGGATTTACTAGAGCGGGATCTTTTATATTATCCAATAAAAAATATTACGAGGACATTTTGGCAAAATTAGGTGAAATTAATTTTGACAATTATTATCAAAAAATATTTGAAGCACAACAAGCATTACAAACCGCGCCAACTGAAATTCAACTAGCAGAATCAGCAACTTTAATAGAGGTTTTGGAATTTCACAATAAATTGCTATCAGACAGTTTAAAATTTGATGATGCTGAATTGCCAAGCAGTTCTTATATTTTATTACAAGCAATGGGATTAACAGGATCCCCCAATTATTATTCATTCATTGCGTCGTGCGCTCTAAATGGAGGATGTAAATTGGAATTTAATGTGAATAATGAGTTGTTGGCAAAATTATCAGAATCGTCAATTAAATTTGTTGCTAGTGGACATCAACCTCATTGTACAACAGTGCCATTGGTATATAAACAAGGTGATGTGGTTTTTATTGCCAATGATACTAGCAATGGATATAGGCCAGACAGTTTGACACCATTAGAATTGAAAAATATACCACTAAGTTATATTGAAATTGGACCATCCGAATTTGGGTGTGGTGTGTGTGCAATTACGCCCCTTGGAGAAATTCAAAAAGCGTCTGAAACTAATGAAATAAAATCACTAAGCAAAGATGGAAAAACTGACAATTATTATCAAAAATTAGTTGTAAGTTACAATGATGTCACAAAAGTGCCAAATGCTAGTGATGTCACAAAAATTGTAAAAATGACTGGGGTGTTTAAACCATTAACTGCATTGGGAGGAAAAAGAAAATCCAAACAACAAAAGGGCAAAAAAACAAAAAAAAGTAACAAAACAAATAGAAAAACATGTCGTCATTGTAGGGGGTTTTATTAATAAAAAATTGGCAAAGCATAGAAATCTTCTATACCGTTGCCACAAACTCCCAATCCAACGTCTCGCACACCTTCTTCCACACCATATCTTGTTCCAACTGTTTCTCGCGATCTTTCATCATAGGAATGTAGGGCAAATACTGCGTCTGATCCAACAAAACACATAACTGAAACAGGGTATAAGTACAATTGAAGAAATTGGTTCGGTAAGCGGGGCAATGAATGGCCCACGGCTCCTGGATCTCAATAAAGAGGATACACAAAGTGTCTTGTAATTCGTCGCTCATCATCGGCGGCTTGATTCCCAATATAGAATTGATGTATTGAATGTGCTCAAAATAGCGGTTAAATCCGAGCTTTTTCAGAATCTCACGCATCTTTTCATAATTGATTTCCGTCGCCAAATCCTGGATGCGCTCCTTCTTAATGCGCTTTTTAATTTTGTCCATCACATCCGGTGGTATTTGCGTGGTTTCTTTGGCCTGGAATTGGGATAAGATTTCCTTGAAATGGTTCAATCGCACATAGGCATTGTAGGTAACCTCATTCGGCGGCTCTTTATAAGTCGGCTTCTCATTGTCTACGATGTGCTGAACATAGACCCCGCATGACTTGTTGTTACATATCAAAATCCCCTCTTCATCTTGAGGTATTAATTCGCCCACGGAACATCGCGAACACATGTCAACGGATACGGAAAAATCGCCCATATTACACATATCTTTGTTGACATTGCGCCAATAATTTTGATAGAATTGCCGGGAGTTGTTATATTTTGGATCGTTTAGGACATTCTCCATGGGTTTCACTTTAAAAAACGAATTGAGAACATTCTTGTTTGAACTTTCTCCGATAGAGATCTTCTTTTTCTCCTCAAAATAATTAAAGACATATTGCGCGTTTTCCAAAAGATAGGTATTCTTTTTCATTTTCAGTTTTTTGATTTCGGCGGTTAAATCGCGGATCTGATCTTTGATTTCCATGCGCATGTCAATATCGTCTTCGCGCAAATTCTTTAATTGTTCTTTGAGATCGGCTTTCTCGGATTCCATATTAGGAATTGTCTCGGTCTCTATCGTGCGGAATTCGTCAAGCAGTTGAGAATGTTTTTCATCAATTGTCACATTATTTTGTTGTATTCTTTTTTTCTTGATGCTATGATTGGGCATTCTGTGATGTATTAGTATTTGTGTTTTTTCTAATTCATATTTTATTTATTTAATTAAGCAAATTGCCTCTATTTAGCATAATATTATATGACTGTAAAATATAATGCCTTCGCCTATCATTAAAAAGATGGACTCTATGAGTAAAAGAGTAACTGATTTATTGCCTTCAACCAAAGGTGGTATTTTGACAAACAAATGGATTTTATATTTAGTATTGTTTTTTGCCATATTTGACGTGTTTCATTTTTACCAGAAGGGGGATCTTCAATCGGTGATGATTTTCTTTATTGTGGGAATCTTGGTGTCGTTTTTTAGCAAGAATATGGTAGTGATTTTGATTATTGCCATTGCTTCAACACATATGATTCGTTATGGAAAACGATTGACTGAGGGATTTAAGGACGATGGTGATGAAGAATTTGCCGACAAAGGAGAAGAAACAGAAGAATTTGCCGATGAGACGGATGAAACCGAAAAGCCCAAGGAGGAGTTTGAGGGTGAGACGGATGAAACAGAAAAGCCCAAGGAAACAGAAAAGCCCAATACAGAAGCCATGAATGCAATAAATAATACTAGTAGTACAGTGAATCAAATGGCTGCTGAGGCTTCAAGTGTTGATGGCATATCACAACAGACCAAAGATTTGCTGATTAAACAAAAAACACTTATGGAAAATATGAAAGTGTTGGAACCTCTATTGAGCAAAGCTGACACATTCATATCTAATAATAACAAGGAGAAATTCACGTCTTTGGCAGAAGCTTACGCAAATCACGGCAGTGTAACCACAAAACCAACTTCCAAATAGGGCTAAACTCAAATAACCGATAAAATAACACTGTATATTATATCCAATTCAAGTATGGAATATACAAAAGAATCATTTATTATAGCGTCAATTTTATTTGGAATTTTAATTATAACAATTATTAATGATTATCACAATGCTATTGAATCAGAGAAATTAATTGAGGGATTCAAAGATGATGCAATAGTTGCCGGGATAAAAAAAGCAATATTAAAACCCATGATATCCGGTATAAAAAACGCAATATTAAAACCCATGATGGCCGGAATAAAAAAAGCAATATTGGATCCCATAATGAAACCAATTAAAAAAATCATGGGTTTTTTCACATATTTAGGAAAATTTTTTATTTGGATAGGTGACATTTTTAAATGCTCTATTCAAACAATCATCGGATTGCCTAACTGTTTCATTTTTTACATGTTTGATTTATTTGTTGGCTTTTTGACATTGATGATTAAATTTTTTTGCTCATTCTCGCCGGCACTTGAAACTGCTCGCAAAACCACGTGGAAAATTATAATGAAAATAGACAAATTGGTTTATGACTTATCCGGGTTTCATATTGTCGGATATCCGAATTCTGTAATCAAAATGTGTTACAAATGCAAAAATGTGAAAATGCCCAAAATGAAGTTGTAATCCAATTATCACTCTAATATATAAAATGGGCAAAAAATGCATACCTGGATTAATTTGTATTGAAAATATGACGCTTTTTATGCTGATTGTTATAGCAGTTTTTTTGGGGTATTTTTTGTATCAGCAACAACGGCAACAAAAACAATCGGAACAACCGGCTCAACAAATAATAATTGTCAAAGAGAGCGCAAAAGATTTTGCGATAGACAATTTAGCAGAACCGCCGTCAAATCATATGTATCAAAGACGTGAATATACGCAAATCGGCATTTTGACGCGGACCCAGGCTAAAGGCGATGATCTCATATTGCCTCTCATGGGTCGCAGAATCCGCAGTCAGAAGATGCAATATTATACTTTGTCAAATACGGGGAACGTCAATGCAAAACTACCGATCAGCCGAAATGGCAAGAGTTGTACGGGCGAATATGGATGCGATGAAATCTCAAATGGCGACACGGTTTATGTAGAAGGATACTCGGACACATTCAAGGCAACTGTTTATGAGAACTCTCAATACAATTATATGCCAAATTTATAATTTTATGAAATTATATACATCATAAAATTATGTCAGAAGAAATCGCACCGGGCCAGTTTAATTTTATAAATTCACAGTTAAGAATGAATGAGAATCACGTGGAAAATCAAAATGAATTTGTAAAAATTTCGGTGATGGTTAAAAACTTGGTTGAATGTAAAATTGGCCAAATATTTAAAGACATTGACCATGCCAAAGAAGATTTGAAAATGCGAATTGCGTTTGCGATAGAAGCTCATGAAAATGCGTCTACTTTAGCCGTGAAAAATGGCAATGACCCAAATAATGCCAATTTGCAAGAACAGATTGATAATTTGAAAAAAGAAAATGATAGTTTGAAAAAACCTTCATCAAATCCTTCATCAAATACTTCATCAAATATTTCATCAAATCCTTCATTAAATACTTCATCAAATGCTTCGTCAAATTCAGATGAATTAAATAAAGCAAAAACAACAATTGATGAATTGACACGAAAGTTGAATGCCAATTCAGGCCCATCAAATATACCGCCAAACACAGACTTGCAAACAAGATTGGATGAAGCATTGGCAAAAATTAAAGAATTGACGGGACAATTGAATGTTAATCAAGGTAATGATGGCAATAATAATGGCAATAATAATGGCAATAATAAAAGCGATGATGATGGCAGCAATAATGATGGCAGCAATAATGATGGCAATAATGATGGCAATAATAACAACAATAATAATGACAATAATAACAGCGATGATGATAATGGCAATAATAATGGCAATAATAATGGCAGCGATGACAATAACAATGGTAAAGGTGAAATCAATAATGGCAACAACACATTATCACCCAATGATTTTTACAAAATGTACGCTAAAAAATAAATAATATCACGAATATATAAAATGTCAATAGAGTTATATTATCCGGAGACAAAAGCAACAAAAAAGATTGATGCCAATGGAAAAATATTTTTTAGTTTGAGTTTTAGTAATGATTTAAAAACAGATTTGACGCCAATTAATAATAATTTTGCGACAACGACAACAAAAATGAAAGCATACAATTTATACATAATTTCATCAGAAAAATTACCATCTCTATCGGATCCAAATTATCCAAATAATTTTGCCACACATTATTTAGTGATTTCTCAGGGAACGCAAAGCAATAATATTAATAATTGTCTAGCAATTCCAATTTGTAATGATTATGAAGGACCCTGGAGCAAATATGCAAAAAAAATAAACAAAACTCAGGCAAAATCCGTTGACAAATTAATACAAAATCTCAAATCAGTGTTGATTGACTTGAACGCAACCATGTCCGAATTGACTGGCAATGAATCAATTGGTTCATATAAAAAATATGATAACATTGAAATGTTTTTTCCAAATGAAAATCAAATCGCGACAAAAAGTAAATTGTCTCTTTATATAATTGACAAATTTATTTACGTTGAACCGGTCATAAAAGCGTCTTTATACTCGGAATTAATACAAATTTCTTACAAACGAAGAGCGCAAGATTCAACCGCAAAATATGAAATAGCATCTGTTTCGGCAAAATGCGAGAATACAACAGCAGCCAAAGACCCTTCGCCGTTATTTGACATTGGAAAGCCGGATGATATGTCAAATTTTATATACACAAATGTGGGAATAATATTTTCTTGGATTATTATTCTATTTTTTTTTTCAGTTTTAAACAAAAGAAGCCCTTTTCATTGGGGAATTAAATTATTTTTATTAATTATTGCCTGCCTTCCAATAATTATTTATTTTTCTATTTATAAAGGTGGTTCAATAAACGCAATTTTGACTTCTGATGCCGCGCAATCAATTAAAAATTCTGACGTTGCACAATCAATTAAAAATTCTGATATTGCGCAATCAAGTCAAAGTTCTGACGACGAAATGGGCACAGCGGCTGCGAAAGCAGAAGCAGAAGCACAAGCCAAAAAAGCAAAAGCACAAGCACAAGCCAAATCATTTGAAGGCTTGGCTTACGTCATGAATGAGTTGGGCATTGACCCAAGAGAGACAATCCAATACTTATTAAGATACTTGGTTATTTACATGTTATATAGCATAATTGTTGTCTCGGGAATATTATTAATGATTATTAAAAATATGATTAATGAGTCTAATATGAATTTGTTTGAATATGTGAAGCAATTTATACTTGGAAGTTGGAACAAAATTGTGGGATTTTTTCCAAGGATGTATAGATTTATAATAGGAATAATGCCATGGGCTCAGTTCAGCAGTTATTTTGTCAATGAAATCTTAACACCAGGATTTAAATTTTTAATATTTTTTTACATAGTAAGTTTGTTAATTATGGGATCAATTGTGTTGGCTGGTGTTAAAATAATTTAACTTGTAAAATATATATGAATGTCCGACCCAAATTATGAATGTGAAATTTTAGAAGAAAAATTAAAAATCCAAACACCACCAGCGTGGAATGAATATTCTACTAATTACTTATATGGGTTTATTTTGACAATATCAGTGATGTTTTTTTATTACAAAACCAAGGACTCATATTTTTTTTATGATGGTTCCAATAAAAGAGGTATAACAATTGGTATTGGGCTTATGTTTTTGTTTATTATGGTGCTTGGCGGCGCTGGAGTTGGTATAAAACATACTGAAATGGTTGCTTTAACTGCCAAGAAAAAAAAAAGAAATGTGGATTCAGATAAAAAAAAATTATTGGCAGATATTATTTTGTATAGTTATATGATTATTATTGGAATAATTGGGATTGTTGCTCAGAAAATTGGCAAAAGATCAATACCAACCTAATATAATTATTATTTTAAGTGAACCATCGGGTTCTCTTAAAAGGAGGGATCAAAAAATAAGGGAGGTATCATAAGAAAAAATAAGGGAGGGATCTTAAGGCATAAGTGGCGCTTTGCGCCACAGCCTGTTTCATGCTACGCATGAAACTTGAACCGTAGGTTCTCTTAAAAAGGATGGATCAAAAAATAAGGGAGGGTAATCCGTCACACATTAAAGGAAGGATCAAAAGGAAACCTTGGTTTCCTTTAGAGGGCCAACGACGCGCCATGAGTATCATGTGCGACCGGTTTGTATTCACTTGTATTGTAACTAATCATGCTACTTTGACCAATTGGCGCCATTTTATTCACCATGTCTTCTTCCAGCGTCTGATCAGCAGTCGGGTTCATCTGAATAAATTCAGCTTCCTTTTTGGCCTGCGAAGGCGTAAAATTTAGCATTGCTCCGCGGTTATTTATGGCTGCACTGCGGCGAATCACCTCATAAGCCACAAAAATGCCAATAACACCCAAAACAGGATTGAAAGAAATGAACATGTAAAGCGTAATAATTAGAACTGCGGCCATGCCAATTGGCGAGTCAATATGTTTCGCCATGGATTCGGGCGGGTTAATATCAAAAATCAAATAAATTACAAAAAGAATTAGGATGCCAATTTCCATGGGTTTCAATGATGTGAAATACGATGAAAAGTTCATTTATAATATATATTCACAGATGTTTTTATGAAACAAAATAGAAACAATCCTAAATATAATAGAGACACTGCCACAATGAATCGCAATAATAAAAAGTTTCCTCAATCAAAACCACAAATGAAACCTAAACCTAAACCTAAATTGGACAATTCCGAACCTGTTTTCACTGATCTGAAAACGCTAAATACTTACATCGGTCCCAAAGGATACACAATTTTAAAATCAGAATTATCAGATGCTCATGTCACTCAAATTAAACAAATGTTAATGGTTAAGCCTTTTACCCCCGGCATTAATTTGGCGTCCACCGTGACATTTCCCGCTTATCGCGAATCCACTCAGAAAATATATGTTCCTAGATTCTTCGGCGTCACGCATTTTGGTCCGCCAAAACAGATGAAGATTCCTGACGGAGACGACATTGATGTGCCGTTTTCAGGCACTTTGCGAGACTATCAGATAGAGGTTGTCAACGCATATGTGAATGTCACACAATCTGGAACTGGTACCAGTGGTGGCTTAGTGAATCTACCATGTGGTTACGGGAAAACAACAGTAGCACTAAATATTGTATCCGTCATGAAGAAGAAAACACTTATCATTGTTCATAAGGAATTCTTGCTAAACCAATGGGTGGAACGCATCAATCAGTATTTGCCTACAGCACGCATAGGGCGCATCCAAGGCCAAATTATTGACGTGGAAGGCAAAGATGTTGTAATTGGAATGTTACAATCTCTATCAATGAAGGATTATGACGACTCTGTTTTTGCGTCATTTGGAATGGTTCTTATTGACGAAGTCCATCATATTGGGTCCGAGGTGTTTTCGTGTGCCTTATTTAAGATAGTTCCTAAATATACGCTTGGACTATCAGCGACCATGGATCGTAAGGACGGCACCACATTTGTATTCAAGATGTTTTTGGGCGAAATTGTCTATAAAATTGCCTCCAAGAAACAGCGGAATGTACAAGTGCGCGCGATTCATTATCATTGTGCGGACCCTGTTTTTAATAAGATGGAGTATGATTTCCGAGGCAATCCGGCATTCAGCACCATGATATCAAAATTGTGTGATTATGCCCCGCGGACAGAATTCATTATTAAAGTCATCAAGGACATGTTTGAGGAAAATGGCGAACAACAAATCATGGTTATCGCACACAATAAGAATGTGTTGACCTACATCCATGATGCCATAAAAGAACGCGAAATTGCCACGGTCGGATACTATATTGGAGGCATGAAAGAATCGGCGTTAAAAATGACGGAGTCAAAACAGGTCGTGATAGCTACTTATGCTATGGCGGCGGAGGCATTGGACATAAAGACGCTTTGTACACTAATAATGGTGACGCCAAAAACCGACATAGAACAGTCGGTGGGACGCATTTTGCGGTCGGATCATGATCAGCCAGTAGTAGTGGATATTGTGGACAGTCACGATTCTTTTGTAAAACAGTGGGCAAAACGTAAGACTTTTTATAGGAAAGAGAATTATGAGATAGTCAAAGCGATATCTTCTACATACAAGGGTACAGATACTGCGTGGGAAACAGTATATGTGCCAAAAGTGGTTGCTGGAAAAACATCCCCGAAAGAAGATCTTAGTGATCCTGAAGACCTTGATAACAAGTTGAACCGCAAATGCTTAATTAATTTGGAAGAGATGGAAGAAATAGAAGCTTAACAATATTTTAGAGTTTCGCAAGTGAAATGGTTATATCCAATATCATACAACTCTTTTCCATAGGAGAAATCCATAGAGGAATACTCAGACAAATAGTCACCGACAGGATAGCAATAATGGATGACGCCTTTTGATTGGCAATCGGGCATTCCACTAATTTCTGCTAATTCATTGTTGAAATCCGTCATCACCACATTGGCGAGTCGGCGTACATATTCCTCCAAAGTGTCTATCTCTGAAGCCGCGACCGGATCTAATTTACCTGAAGCGGAAATAAACGTAATATTGAAGTCAGTACATGTAGGCAAAAATGATTCAATTCCACTTAAGATTTCGTTGGCAATAGCGCCGCCGTCAACATAATGGGAGCCGTCAATGACTTGGGGCGGGAAAACGAGAGGAATGGCACTGGTGGCCATCATAATTTGGCTTTGACGCAACTTAGATTCTTCGTCAAAGCGAAATATTTGTAGAGCGCCCATGTTTAAGTTGGTGGAGCCAATGAGGACGGGTTTGGGCTGGCCCTTATAGGCGAGCGGAGCGAGCTTTGAATCAATGGTTTTGTGAAGAGGCGTTGTATCATAGTACGACCACGAACGCGAAACTTGTGCTAAATGTCTGTCATAAACATCATCATTTGTCATTTCAGCATAGATGTTTTTAAGATTTGTAACACCTTGCGCAAACATATTTGGATTCGTCTTGTCAAGCGAGTGGAAATAAGATAGGAACCCGGCATTAAGACCACCTGCTGAGATGCCAGTAATTAGATCATACCCGGAGGGCAATTTGATTTTGTCTAAAATGCCGACTTCAACAGCGCCGAAAGACCCGCCGCCGCTAAAACTGAGAACATTACAAGACAAGATTTCTTGAAAAGAAACGGAGAACAAAACGCAAAAAAGAGAAAGAAAATGGTTTTTCATTGTGTGCCGATAGAGAAATATATATTTTGTCTTTATTTATTTAGTAAAAACATTGATTTAAAAATATTGCAATATTGTAGCCAACCATGTCCAGATCATATAGCGGTTTAAGAAGCGGAGCTATAAATCAAACCAACGCATTTCATGGACAATTATCATCTTTGTTAAGTCCTGTTGATGGAGGAAGCATTCCTATATTTGGAAGATTGGCACATGTAGATCCTACATTTACGGGAAGAATTGTAAGTGGCGATCCGTCATTCAATAATGTTTCTGTTTATGGAAAACTTGTGGCGAATAATTATCAAGAACAATTCGTGACATATGAAGAAATACAACCATACACTTTTTCTAATAAAAACAATGTGATATTTTGCGGAGACGTAGCAGAGATATTTTTGCCAGAAATTGTTGAAATTAGCAAAACATTTCAAATAAGTAATATGACAGATCATATAATAAAACTGAATTCGTCAACCACACCCGAAGATCCACGACCCGAAGATCCACGAATGTATCATTGGATCATGACGCCCTCCGAAGGACTTTCCCAATTTGATATTTACCCAAACATGTTTTTGCGAGTGATTTACACCAAAAACACATTGACAAATGTCGGCAAATGGAGCATAATGTGTTGACGCGTTTGAAAAATCCATGACGGAATTACAATTTTAGCAAAAAAAAAATAGAAATTATATATTATAAACCATGCCCCCTGTGCCCCCCGAAACTACTACTCTCGCTGCTGCCTCGTCTGGCATTGTTGCCGGACCCACAATGTATTTAGGAAACAATGTTAGTGTTAAGAATTCCACCGACGGATTCTCTACCAAGAGTTTGCCCATTACCACTGACTCGGTACTTAACGTCAAGAATGGCATTAACGTCAATTTGGACGGTGCCGGTGCCGGAAAGAGCACCGTTGTTATCCACCCTTCCGGTGACATTGACACAGTTGGTGCCGTCCACACTAGTGGATCCATCACCACCGCTGGTTCTTTAAACTCCACGTCTTTGAACGTAACTAACTCGTCCGGTGTTCAGACCTGCACTGTGTCTGATTCTGGTCTTTTGACTATCCAGGACAATTTGGTTGTTGGCTCTACTGCCACTATTGCCAAAACCACTGGTAACTTTGTCACATCTGGTACCATTTATTCAAGTGGATCCGTTGGAATTGGCGGAACCAGTAGCAACCCCAATATTAGTTTGTCTAACGACGGCTCTATTGCCACCCAAGGCGCGGTCACCGCCAAGAACAACTTGAGCATTGGTTCCAACTTAGCATCTGACAAATTTGTTGTGTCTGCCTCCACTGGCTCTGTCACTACTCAAGGATCAGTTACCGCCACTGGCGCTATTAGTACCGGCGGATCCGTGACTGCCACCGGCGCCATCAGTACTGGCAGCACTATTTCTGCCGTTGGTGCCATTAGCACTAGCAGTTCTGTTAGTGCCACTGGTGCCATTAGCACAAGTAGCACCCTTTCTGCTACAGGCAATTTTTCCGTGAACTCGGGTAAGTTCGCCGTAACTGCCACTACTGGCGCGGTCGTTGCTCACGATTCGCTTGCGGTTAAGAACAGTTCTGAGACCAGCACATTCACAGTTGCTGCCGCTACTGGTAACGTCGCAGTTGGAACTGGATCGTCTAATGGTATCATTACCACAACATATAATAATTATGTTGCTCCTGTTGCTGCCGCCGATGTATTGACGGTTGATGATTCTACCGATTTCTCTACTGCCACCGCCAACGTTTTGACTACTCAGGGATATGTAGATCGTGCCATTTGGAAGCAAACTAAGCGTCTCAATTTGATTGTAGGCGCCAACGACGCCCAGCTTGCCACCATGACTAACTTGATGAACATGGCCAACTCGTTGGCTGGTTCTGATGCTGTCCAAACATTAGGCACTGTTTTGGACACCACTGCCGAGATCAAGGTTTCCATGACCGATATCATGAATTCTGCTTACAACAATATAATTATCAACTGCGCTCCATCGGTGTGGGCAGATGAGTGCCCACCGGAGCCCATCCCTTACACAGTTTCCAATACATATTCTGGTGACGGATGGTATTTCAAGAACTATCCTATTGTAAATGCCGGTGTTTCTTCTGCTTCCAAAATGAACTGGTATTTGCCCGCCAATGGTGCCGGCATGAAGATCAAACATCTTGTCAACTTGTTTGCCAGCATTTATGCCGTAAGTGATGTGTCTCTTCCTTTTATTAGTATTTACACTCAGGCTAAAGCTGGTGCAGGTGCTAACAACTTGTGGCCTATCGCAAATGCCAGAATTAACTTCTATTTTGCGCCCACCACTGCCACATCAACCACAAGCAAAACTAGTTACACTTTGTACACTGGTTCAAAGACGCCTGTTAATACGTATAACAGTGTCCCGCTAAGATGCAACCAGACTTCTACTGCTAACAGCACCAATGCCTCAAATGGAACTTACGGCTCTGTCATCAGTGTCTCTAGTTCTACTAGTTTTGCTGATTCGTTTGACCAGTCTATTGTTTCGTTGGAGGATAACATTGCGTTCTTCTGTATTCAGAGTGCGTCTACTGCTGCGGCTGGCAATGTTGAGTTCATTTTGAATTCATTCAACATAACTGCTCGCGACACAACAAGCGTCTCTACTGTCACAACCACAAATGGCACGACTAAGATGTTGTTCCAGAACTCGTCTGCCACTACTAATTACTTGTACAACAACTTGTTCAAGAAGCATGCCGATTTCTCGGCGCTTGTTGCCAAGCCGGAGTCTATGTACAATGCTTACAATGCTGCGGTTACACCGGTTTAAGGCGACAACGCCGAAAATCATGGTCTGATTTAAGCCAAAGGCGACTAAGGCGACAATCCGTATTACTTTTGAAAAATAATAGATATTGTTTATTATTTTTATTATTTTGGATTTCTCTTGATGCTCATCAAAAAATTGATTGCCGAAACAATTTAAACATTGAAGCACATAAATTATAGAATTATTAAAATGAACTTTTCACAGCAACCTAAATTATCTAAGGCAGAATGGAATTCTGTTGAAGAACCAGTAACAGAGGATGAACAAAAAATCCTCAGAATGATCATTGACGGATACAACGACGTCAATGTCAAACACAATCATAATATATCTCTCTTGGATTATTCTAAGATAGAGAAGTCGGATCTCATTGAGAATTTTATTTATGTGAAGTTCTTCAGATCCATTGTTTTAGAAACTCAAAAATTAAAAAATATTCCCGAATCACTTAAGCAATTTTCTATCAAGGAAGAACACATCAAGAAGATCAAGAAGATGGACGTCATTCGCATTGAAAACGTCTCGGCCAGAATAACCGAAAACATGTCAATTTTAATTGAATTCATCCTATTAAATTTCACCCACAATATGATGAAACACTTTTGCGAAAAAAATAGCAAGTTTGGATTATACTATTACACGCTTACACATTTGCGCGGCATATCTGTAAAAAATATTAACAAGTATGTGTCCGAATTCATTGATTTGGCTGTAGCGCACGTTGGTGAAAACATATTGCTAACCAATGTTGTCTCTAACGCATGCGAATTCATTGAACAGAATGACAATATTTACAAGTATGGCGACATCACTTTGTATGATCACCAAAAACGTTTATTCACAGTTTTACAACCGCAACCCGAATTTTCGCTTAAAAAATCAAATCTGGTTTTGTATATTGCGCCTACTGGAACCGGCAAGACGTTGTCGCCAATTGGATTATCTAATTCTTATCGCGTCATATATGTTTGCGCGGCGCGTCACGTTGGCATAGCATTGGCCAAGTCTGCGATTTCAGTACACAAATGTGTGGCATTCGCATTTGGTTGCGAAACCGCTGCGGATATTCGTCTCCATAATTATTCGGCACATGTTTTCAAGATTAATAAGAGATCGGGCGGAATCGGTAAGATTGATAACGGATTTGGACAAAAGGTGGAAATCATGATATGCGACGTGAAGTCATATTTAATTGCGATGTATTACATGATGGCATTTAATTCCCGAGACAATTTGCTGACTTATTGGGACGAACCCACTATTGGAATGGACGACGAGAATGCGGACAACATTTTACATGAAATCACGCATAGAAACTGGTCAGAAAACAAGATACCCAATATGGTGTTGTCATCGGCCACGCTGCCTACAACCGACGAATTGGCGCCGGTTATAAATGATTTCCGATCCAAGTTTAACAATGTAATTGTGACTGAAATTAATAGTCATGATTGTAAGAAGTCAATCACTCTTTTGAACAAGATGGGATATTGCGTGTGCCCACATTTGCTACATGAAGAATATGAAAAGATGATAGAATGCGTAATGTATTGTCATGAGAATAAGACATTGTTGCGCTACTTTGATTTGGCTGAGGTAGTCAGAATGATTAATCATTTGATCCGCACGGATTTGATTCCTGAGGATTATATAGTTGACGCGTACTTTGATGGGTCCATCACAAACATTCGCATCAATAGTATTAAGGTCTATTATTTGGATCTTCTTAGACAAATTCCCGAAGACAAGTGGCCATTTATCTACAAGTCTATGAAGGAGTCTTTGCGCAGATGTTTACCGGGAGAAAAGAAGTTGATGCCTGCCGATATCAAAAAGTCGTCCAGCATTGAAACGGTTTCGTCATCATCAAGATTTGGCGTTAGTGGGGTTGGCAATGGAAGCGCCATTTCGCGCACAAAAAGCGTATTTGTGCCATCAACGGAGTCAAAACAGAAGACCCCGCTAGAACTAGCGAAGGATAAGTCATTGGCGTCTGGTGGAATCTTATTGACCACAGTGGATGCCCACACCTTGACGGACGGTCCGACCATTTATTTGACAGAAGATGTGGACAAGATCGGCAATTTCTACATTCAACAGTCTAATATTTCAAAAGACACTTTGGATGAAATAATGTCCAAGATTAGACACAACAACGCAATCATTGAAGAAATAAATAAGCTGAATGCCGAACTTGAGGATTTGATAAAGAATGAAGAATCCACAAAGACTGATGCCAAAAAAGATACAAGGAAGGCGTCGCGAATGACAGAAACCGACGAGATGTTATTTGTAAAGTCAAAGCGGACGGAAGACAAGATAAATATATTGAAATCCAACATGAAATATGTTTCATTTGATACAAATTACGTTCCAAACACTGTCGGGCATCAAACTATATGGGTTTCAGAGGACAAGACGAAAACAGTGGAGAATGCGTTTGCGCCAAACATAGATCAGTCAACCGTTCAAGAAATCATGAGTCTAGAAATTGCGGACGGACACAAAGTATTGGTTTTGTTGGGCATCGGAATATTTAGTGAAACCACCAACAACAGTTCTTACAATGAAATTGTAAAGAGACTCGCCAACAACAAGCAGCTGTTCATGATCATTGCTTCGTCCGATTACATTTACGGAACCAACTATCAATTCTGTCACGGATTTATTGGAAAGGATTTGCTCAAGATGACTCAGCAGAAGACTATACAGGCGATGGGACGCATTGGCCGCAACAATATTCAGCAGGAATACAGTGTGCGTTTTCGCGATGATGATATTATTGCGAATCTGTTTTGCCCAAATGCGAATAATGTGGAAGCGCAGAACATGTGCCGAATATTACTGACGGATGAAGATGATGAATAATGATTATCTCGCGTAAATATATAACTAGTCAATGTCAAGTAGTGATAGTAGTAGCAGCAGTGATAGTAGCAGTGATAGCGACGATGATGAAACTACAAAACAAAGAAAGAAAAATAAATTGCGAGCCAAAGTAGTGCGGCGACAAAAACGATCAGAATTGGAAAATATAGAAGAAGAGAAAAGAAGACAACAACGATCTCTTGAAGTGAAGAGACGACGAGAATATTTAGAAATGAAAAAGAAAAAGGATGATTACCAACGTTTTTTATTGGAAAGACAAAGAAATCCTAATAAAGAACCAATTGTGTCATTGCTTGCGAAAACACGAAATAGAATTTCAAATGCGTTAACTAAGAGAACCAAAACTGCCAAAAAAGTATGGTACAATATGTCGCCGCCAAAACCTCCATCACCCATTCAAATTGGAGAAAGACAAAGCGAGACGCCATCCATTAAAGAATGGCGTCAAATGATGGGACTGCCTGAGCCCAAAAGCAGAAGTAAAGGCGGAAAAAGCAGGAGACGAAGACAAACTATGAAAAGACAAAGGAAATAATCGCGTCCATAATTTTTTGATTGCATAATTTATAAGCATGCCATCAAAATCAAAATCAAAACCCAAACCAGGTTTTAAAAGAAGAATATCATATATTTTTTCAAGATCATCGGTCGCGCCAATTACAAGTGGGGTTAAAGATGAATTATCAAAATTTAGCAGAACAACATTAAAGAAAAAACCAACTCAATATAAATCTCCAGGGTTCTTTCGCAACTTAATGTCACGATTTACTAGAAGACGCGACGCTCCCATAGAACCCGCAATGACAATGACATCAAATCCTTTAAATAAAAGTAAAGGTGGAGGCTCCCCAGAGCGAAGCAGAAGAAAATCAAGAAGAAAATTCCGTCATGATTAAATCTTCATCGCGAAATAAAAAACTCACGATTAGACTCTAAATTCTTATAATCCTTATCAATCTTTGTAGGCAAATCAAACGGTGTGGCCAATGTGCTGACGTCCTCCATATATTTCATGTAGCCAACCGCTTCATTAAATGTGTAAGGCACAGCATAATCAAGCACTAATTTGTTCATCGTCGCGATTTGTCCCGGAATGTCTTTGGGATTGTGCTCGGCATATTGTAAATAAATGCTGCGCATAATGATCTTAATTGTGTCTACATTTTGAGGGGCAACAGTGAACTTGGAACTGGACATGGAATATACACCGGCGCGAATGCCATTTTGGATAATTTGAATGTTGGCGGCGGAAAAATAGGCTCGCGACAGATCCGACTCTTCCCATTGTCCGGATAGGGGGCAACGGTAATCAGTGGCCTTATTTTTGATGGCAACTTTCTCAGCCATGGCAAATTGGATGCGGGGATCAGGCATGTCCATGAGATTCACACGACCATTATATCTTGCTAAATCCAGGATTTTTTTATTGTGGGAAATCATCAATTCAGGAGATTTAGACATTGTTTGATAATACAATAGAGACAGAAAATTGTTTGTGCAAATAATGTATAAGAAATGGAAACTTTTTATTTAATTGTTTTGGGAATTGCGTCTTTAATTTTAATTTTATTACTTGCTTTTATGGGATGGACTATTAGCAATGCCAATAAGACAACCAAATACCCCAAAGTTACATTAAGTTGTCCCGACAATTGGACACCGGATGAAACCACTGAGGGTGTTTGTAATGCGCCTGGCCCCGGAAAATACAATAATCCAACAACAACATACACGGCACAAAACACGCCCGGATTTATTAGCACAACTTCTGTAAATTTTAGCAATGATAAGTGGTCTGGTTCTGGGTTAAATCCCACATGTGCTAAGAAAAAATGGGCTAGTGCAAATAAAATCACATGGGATTCGGTTACTAATGCCGCGTTTTGTTCTTAATTATCATGAGAATAACAAAATGACAATTTGTTATTTTACTGATTGTACAAGTAACTCACATACATAACATATACGGTGGCCAATGAAATCCATGTTGCCTCTGAGATGTGTCTTTTTCTCACAACCATCTTGAGCAATTTGAATAAATCATTGTCTTCGGATGCGTCTAATTTGAGTTTTTCACCGTCAAAAAATTCTTTTTTCAAATAAACGCCTTTAAATCTGTTCAAATTTATGGCGTCTTTTCCTGGTTTGTAGTCTTCATTCATGCATTTCAAATAATAGTTAAAATTCTCTTCAAATAATTGCGTTGATATTATGCTGTAATCGTTGTAATTGCCATTATCAAATAACTTTTGTGCGGTCTCTTTAAGTGATGCGGTTTTGATCCACCAATATCCAAATGTGTTTTCAAATGATCTTAACATGAGAGGCATGTTTCCAATAGTAGCCATCGTGATTGCCAACACAGGGACACCAATCGTAACGACTGATAAAAGCAATCTTAGTATTTCTTTTTGATTGATTTTCTTTTTGAAGACAATTGTATTAAAAATCAAAAAGAAGAATGTGATCAAAGCACATATAATTGCTATAAAAATTAGATTCATTAATATGCTTGACAAATAAGACGGCATTTTTATTGTTTCATTATTAATATTTTCTATTAATTCAGTCACATAAGAATTACGATATTTAAAAAAAAACAGTCCAAATACAGACAAAACTGTCAATAAAACAAAACCAAGAAAAATAAAACTAGATGAATTCTGTGTTGTGATTGTTTTTTTTTGCACAGGCATTTTTTTTAATTCAGCATTGTATAAACTTTCCGTATTTTCGTTGTAGTTTGTTTTTCCATAATTGTAAGCGCCGGTCACGTCACGCACCAATTCTTTCGCAATAGGATCAACGTTTGCGATTGCTTTGTCAACAGCAGTTTTGGCTAATTGATTCACATCATCAACTGTGGAAAATTTTTCATATTCTTTAAACATTTGTCTTATATACTATTTTGGATAATATATCTGCGTGATTGCCACACAAATAAAACATCAATTGAGAATATGTAAATGGAACTAGAAAATACGTCAATTCCAAGTTTAGTAGAACCCACCGCCAAATATTTTATATCAGATGCTCTTAAAAAAACTCACGAATACAAGATGAAAACCTATTCAATGATTCTAAATATTGTTGTGGGAACCCTGTTTTTTCTGGTTTTTGGTGGGTTTCTTTATTACAAATACAGGTCTAAACCATCCCCCGAAGAACAATATAATAAAATGATGAGAGATCAACAAATTATTATGTCAAAAATTCACAGCTACCAAGACGACAAAAAACGTGCGACATTCTCTGATATCACTAATTTGCCTTTTGTTGATATGGATTATTATGTATCCAAATAAAAATAATGATAATATTATCCTATGAGAATATAGAATGTCAGAATCGCAACAAGCTTTTGAAGAATTTGTCAATAAATTATCTCCTAATTCTGAGATATGCCATATTCCAATGAGTCTAGAAGGACCGATTGATTTGCGCTCTTTGGATGTGCCAGATCATCGCCCCACCGAACTGTCTTTTGTTGATGGCGGCATCACTGAACTAAATAACATTCCCACTACGGTTCGCATCCTCCGAATTGACCAAAATGCCCTAACTCATCTTCCCGCCGAATTGAAGAATCTCAATATTTGTAGCTGTAATAATAACAAAATAACCGAATTCAATCCCGACCATTTTCCGAAATTGGAAGAACTCTACATTGCCGACAATCAACTCAGTGGACATTTAGGGAATCTGCCGCCCAATCTCACAAAACTTGAAATTAAAAATAACCTTCTTGTTGAATTGGATATGCAGAATTCGCCCAATTGTACTTACATCAGTTGTAGGAACAATCCTGGCATGGAACGCATTATGAATGTCCCCATATCTGGAGTAAGTGACCCGACTTTTGTTTGTGATCATAATTCATGGGTGGATGTCTCCTACATGGATGACGATCAAAATTCTATAAATCCTCATACGCCGGTTTCTCCCAAATCACCTGGAGAGCCATCTGATAACATGGTGGTAGAGAACACATTGGATTACTATTATATGTTTAAGAGCCGTTATGAAAATAAAAGAATGGATGAAATACGCATGATTCAGCAACTGCCAATTGATGTTCGTGATAAGAAGAAAATGGTGCGCGCACTTCCTAGAAAATGCGTCAATTGTCATAAAAATGGCGGCACACGGTTTTGGCGACAAAACGGCATTCTTCGTGCCGAATGCGGTGCTCCCGCAAATAAACAATGTAAATTAAATATATCCATTCCATTGGGCACAGTGGCCGATGTTCCGTATTTGTTGAAAATCACGAAGGATGATATGAATGAGAAACAGGAGAATATAATGCGGCTAAAAATGGATACGCTTTTTAATTATATTTCGGAAACCGCATCGGCTAAAAAGTTTAAAGAAGAACTTGAAATGTATCAAGCGGACGAGGCCATGCATAATACTTACAAGGAATATGAGGAAAATGTGGTGAGAGATCCCATTCGTGAAAAAATCATCAAGAAAAAGACGAGCGAGATTCAACACATTCTTAAAGATGTGCGTAAAATGATTGAAACTTACAAAGAAACCGGAGACAGAACCGTGTTGCGCGATGCTGTAGATAAACAAATTGGCGAACTTCATGTAGAAATTAAAGCGCTGCGTGATTTGAAATACCCCATGATGGAAATGATTAACCATAAACAGGGCGTTGTTCAATTGATTCAGAAGAGATATAAATTGGAGAAAATGGATTACACATTGGTAGAACCCGACATCTCAAAAATGATCATTCGGTCCGACTTTGAATTCTAAATTGATGAATTATAATTTATTGAAATGGTATAATATTTAGATAGTATATATCCAAATGTTATTGTCATATTTTGTGTTTCTTTCTCTATTGGCCACACTTGTCAAAGCCAATTCAAATGATACGCAATGTGCTGATGTTAATGTTGTTCCAACAACTAGTCCGACATCTATTCCCACCGGAACACCCGTGCGAATAATGCAGTATAATGTAGAGTGGTTTTTCCTGAAAACCTATAACGGATGCCCCGGCACAAGTTGCTCTTGGGCAAATTTGAATGACGCCACCATTCACATGGAAAACTTGGCAAACGTCGTCGCTGAATACAATCCTGATATTTTGAATCTATGTGAAGTTGAGGGTTGCTATGAATTAGACCAACTTAATCAACTACTCGGAAACAAGTACCAGACATATTTGTTGTTTGGCACCGACACATCTACAGGTCAAAACGTTGGTCTTATGACGAAATACACGCCATCAGCGAATTTACAGCGATCTAGTGAGACGCACACTTATCCTGTTGTGGGGTCGCATTGTAATTACACTGGAACCGGGTCATCGGGGGTGTCTAAACATTATTATACAAGTTATAAGATTGGATCTGAAACAGTGTATTTGATTGGCGCGCATCTATTGGCGATTCCAACGGAACCATCGCGATGCGCTTCACGCGAGGCACAGGCATCGGTTTTACAAGACTTGATTGTCCAGCTCTTGGATAATGGCAATCCTAATGTGGGCATTATTCTGATGGGTGATTTGAACGATTTTGACGGTGTGACGCTGGACTCTAATAATGACAAGCCGACGTCTTTAGTCCTGGAGATTCTGAAAGGCAATGCGGGGGATCACAATGGAAAATACTTGATGCAGACCTCGGCGGAATTGATTGATAAGACCGAGCGATACACGGATTGGTGGGATCCAAATAATGATTGTAAATCTACGCCGAATGAGATGTCTATGATAGATCATGTATTGATGACGCCGAATCTGTTCGGTAAAATAAAAAAAGTGTCCATGCCGCATCCCTATTCGGAATATTGCGGCACCTATAACTCGGATCACTTCCCTATTGTTATTGATATGGTTTTTTAATTAATTAAATTATACAAAATACACAAATAATAAATATATACAAAACAACAATATACAAAATACAGATTTTTATATTCCTCCTCCGCCGCCGCCGCTCGCAAGCGCTGAGCCGCCACCAACAGCACTGCCTCCACCGACTTTTTTATTTTTTTCAGCATATATTTCTTTATTGAAATATCTAACTTGGAATTTGACCGTGTTAGGAAGAGCAGTTTCATCTTCATAGAATGGCACAATTAAATACCCACCTTTTAGTCCGTCTTTGTCTATTGTGATCATACTGCCTTTTCCTGGCATTTTACTTTTAATCACTCTGTCATCTTTTGTCATATCAGCCAAACGAGTTAATTTTGACGAAATCCAATATCCTTCTTTGCAATGGCAACTACCTTCAGAATCACTATCAACTTTTTTTCCCATAACATTTTCTATTTCTGAACGACCAAGAAACCGCATTGCCTTCTCATAAGAATCATATGTTTCATTATGGATTACGCACCAAGGACTGGCATCATTTTCCACATGGACAGCGTCAAGATTATTCATATTGGTTTCATGGACTTTTGATGGTTTGGCTGTCACATAACCATTAACAGACTTGATATTGGTGGATTTGTAATTTGCCTTGCTAAAATCACAATCATTATTAAACCAATTTATGTATGATTCAATTGACTCTCTATCTCCAAAGTGAATAGGTCTCAATTCTGAATTAAGCTCATCTCCTTCATATTCAAAGTTGTCACAAAAGCGACCAATTAGACTTTGAGACGCGGTGGAAACATTTCGGGTTTTCGGAATGCATTCATATGAACCTCCCACATGAAGACGAACTAGGCGCTTTGATGCTCTCCAAAATTCTTTTATGAATATAATTGTGTTTTTTTCAGGCGCGCGCTCCATTAATTTATCTATATCATCAACTCTAGTAATTGAATCGTGACTCATTTCAGACCAACCAAATTCCACAATTGCCGTGCGAATGAATCCCATTGCGTCAGGATTCTTTACGCGAACTGGGAAATATTTTTTGCCAACGTTTTTGTATCTATCATCAAACATTTTAACCCATGCTTGAACTTCGGAATATTTTGAAAATGACGGAGCTTTCCTAATCCGATTTTCGGATATCATAACGTCAAACCCTTTGTAAGATGGGCCCGGTTTAACTTTAACTACGGCCGCCTTTTCTCCCCATGATTTAATATCCCAAGCAATCGCGTCTGGCGTTGCTGATATTTCTAACAACTTCACGTTTCTTTCCATAGCAACGCGGTAATCCATTAGTCCTGAACTTTTAATCACTTTAGATACTGTCATATTTTTACCAGAAGCAATGTGACATTCGTCGCTTGCTATAAGTCCGTTGCGAATTTTACTAATTTCATCGCCAATTTTATTTAAAACTCCGCGATGATATATGTTTTGTTTAAATGAGTCTATCATTTTTTCGCGAAGCTGATCTGCCCAATCAGTATCATTCATGCCAGATATAGTATAAATATTCTTGGAATCAACGCACAATTCATCATCAATATGCGTTGCGATTTGTTTGAATATTTCAAGTAAAGTTCCTGTTTTTCCTGTACCGGGTTGCGCAATAAGCAATACTAACAACTTGCCATTTTGAAAATGTCTTATGCATTCCATTGCTGCCTCTTTTTGATTGTTATAAACTAATTTTTTTCCTTGTTCTTCTGCGTTTTCAACTTGATGTTGATATTCTAATTGAATTCTTTCTCTTTGTTGTCTCAAATATTTTGACATTTTATTTTATTTGTGTGGTTTAATGGTTTTTTAAAATTTGCTTTTTGTTCGTCATTCAAAAAAAAGATCAATTTTTTGAATGAAAAAATGTTTAAATTCATCCGACTCCTCCTTAAACAGCCATGTCCTTTTTAGTCATGCCCATGAGAACCTTATAAGGATCGGCTTCTAACAAATCATCCTCAACAACCTCGCCTTCATACTCAGCTTTCAAATATCCACGCAAACTAGGAATATCAGTAAATATGCGTTTGTAAAATTTAAGGATCATGCCATATTTATCTGTCTGTGACACCGGGATTTTAAATTCTCGTGTGGTTTTGTATGCGTCATTTTCCAAGAGAGAATTCAATATAAAAAGCGACCATGATTGACAAAACACATCGTGATGTGCGATTTGCGCCGGATTCTTCAATTTCAAAAATCTTACTTTGTATTCATCTTCTTCTTCCAAGTCCATATTCAATTCTCTGAAGAATGGCTTTACTATTTCTCGCGCTATTTCAGCATGATAAATACCCTTTCCTGATCTTTTTTTCTTGTCATATGCCGGATCAATCATTAAAACTGTTTTGTCATCATTGTCCACAATAAATGACTGGAAATGCGTCTCAAAATCATTCTCATCTTGCTGCACATTGGTGGCGGTGAATGCCACAGTGCCGGGCATTTCCACAATCTTTTCCAAATAATTGTAGATTTTGTCTATTTTGTCTTCGCGGGTCTTGCCAGATTCTATAAAAGCATTGAATGTGATAACATGATGATCATGATTGACATTGCCGATTTTTTTTAATTTTGTCACATTTCCTTTGTGTAAATCCGGACTGTAATGCAGGATGATTTCCTCACGAATGGATTCGTCACCAAGCACTATTTTCAAAGCATGTAATACCCAACTAACTATTGTGGACTTATCATTTTTTTTGACTCTTTTACTCATTTTATAATTATTGATTAATTGTTTATGTTTGTTTGTTTTGTTTTTCTGTGAGAATGAGTTCAAAATGAGAACAATTTTTCGGCGTTTTTAAGTATAATGGCACAGAACATTTTTTACTATAGTAATTACTGTAAACATAGTCAAAAAGTCTTGCAATTATTAGTAAAAGCAAATTTGACAAACGAGATTAATTTTATTTGTTTAGACAAACGTGGTCGCGACCCCAATACAAACCAGATGTTTGTCATTTTGGATAATGGGGATCGGGTGTTGATGCCCCCGAATGTTCATAGTGTGCCGGCGCTTCTCTTGGTCAAACAACAGTATCGTGTTGTTTATGGAGACGAAATATTGAAGAATTATGAGCAGCGGATTGTGAATGACAAAATGACGGCAACGAATTTTAATGGCGAACCGATGGGATATAGTTTAGGCGGATTTGGAACGGGGGGGCAAATGTTGAATTCATTGTCAGATAGTTATAGTGGCAGACAAAGCATTATGACGCCGCCGGAGGAATATGCTTCTAGTAAAATCAAAGAAGGAGACAATTCGGCTTTTGCTAATTTTGAACAAATGCGAAAAACCCAAGATTCACAGTTAGGAATCACTCCTCAACAACCACCAGCCAATCCTTTTTCTAAATAATTAGTTAAACATTTGAAAAAAATATAAAACAAAAATTATATTGAAAATAAATAGCCAATGGCATCTATAGATAGACCCACAATAATACGCTCATTCAATGATCATTTCTTTGAATTCTTGGACGACATGTTGAAAGTGTTGCCTAATAACAAATCAGTCAAAACCGCACTTCATTCATTTCGTTTGTTAACGGATGTGAATAAAGCCATATTGGTTAAATGCTGGCACAAGTTTGTTTATATGAAATACAAGGATGTCATTGAGAAGGGTGATGTGGAGTTTTTCTTTGAGAAAGATTACTCGGAGGATTTGGTGAAGTTGAGTCATTCGGACAAGATCATGGAAATAATTGATACGGTACGTCAACCCGCCAAAGAGATTTGCGAGAACCCCAAGAACAAAGAACACATTGTGACTTATATTGATAATTTATGTAAATTGTCGGTCATCTTCAATGATTTGGCTGAGGTGTAAATTTTTTTACTGATTTTACCACTACACTTATGTAGGGGCAAAAATGAAATGGGCAAAAATGAAAATAGACTTAAGAAATAACACTTGCGTAAGTTCCAAGAGGAACCATGACGTTCTCGCTGTCTAGATATTCAATCACGATTTTGCGTGTGATCTTAGGCTTAAGTTCCTTAAGATCTTTGGATGCTTTAAGTTCCGAAGGAACAGACGCATCTTTGGATGCTTTAACCATCGGCAAATATCTCTCATAATGTAGCTTCTCTACATGATACTTGTCTTTCTTGTCCGTCAATTCCGCCAACGTGGTTATCTTGAGAACATGGACATTGATATACAGTTGATGTATCCTAGTAGCAAAAGCCATGAAATGTGTCTCAAATCTGTCAAAATAGGTCTTGTATTGGGGGAAATACCTTTCAAACGCGGCCACTTTATTAATTTTTCTCAAAACCAAATACTGATAATGTAGATTCGGATTGTTGCCTCTCAAAATCTTGACCTCAGCATATTTGGTATTAATAAATGATGTGCGAAATCCCGTCTCCAATTGTGTAACCATAATCCCTGGAATTATATGAGAATTAAGAGGATTCTCTATCGTCTTCTTAATATTTTCAAACAACTCTTCGTAATATTTCTCTCCGCTAAAAATAATATCGGAATTATCTAATGATCTATCAATTGTTTCCGAAGAAATATTGTATCTTCTCGGAAATTGGACGCATGTGTCCTTGAATAATTCGCGATCCGGGTCTACATATTTGTAGGCGGGTTTTCCATCATGATCCGACATGATGCGACACATGTGAACCAGATAAATGGCGGGTTTTATAACAGGCACAACAATATGGTTTGCCGGGTGCTGTAGAACAAAGGAATAACAAAATAATCTGTCAAAACCGGGAATTGCATCAATACATTCATCCAAAGTTTTCTCAGATTTTGGCGAATTATTGAATCCGTCCAAAAACATTTGTAAAAACGTCTTTTGCTCTTCCTCCAAATCCGGGAAATACTGATTGCGGAAAAAGTGATAATTGCCTCCTACACTTTTCTTGGTAGCAATTTCCCATTTGCCGATGGATTTTACGTAAAACAAATTAATCATGGTTCCCTCAATAATTTCCTCGGCTTTCACGCTATCAGAAATAATCTTGCCTGAAAATTTGGAGAAAGTTGAATTAGAATCTGTGGTGAATGAGCGCAAGAAATTGTCATTGGGTAATGATTTTGGGGGGGCAATAGAAATGATATTGTCATTTTCATCAGAAATCATACTTCTGTAAATCCTGTTTGAAATGTCCTGGTTGGATATAAAGTCGGGATCCAGAGTTCGCACAATATATGATTTGGTTCCACTTTTCTTGGTGGCAGTATTTACAAATGGAGGGATTTTTGATACGTCAATAGAGAGCATTTTGATACTATAATTGTTGACAAATCTTTATATATGTTTGCGATTTTCATTTACTCAAATTTAGCGTAAAAATATTTATATGAAATTGTAATATATAATGAAAAAAATAAGTGGATCAAAACTTGTAAATGGCAAAACTTATTATTTAAAGTATGATGGCATTGCGTTCGGAAGTACGGGAAAGTCAATATATGGTAAAGGAAAGTTTATTGAATACACAAATAGTGAAAACAAAGATGTTCTTCATGCTAAATTTGAAAATTTAGAATCTGTCAATATTAAAACTTTAGAACCTGATGGTGAAGATTTCTGTTTTAAAAAAAATGACAAATCTAATTCAAGAATCATTTATGTTCATGTTGATGACGAATGGTCTGATTCATATTATTTTTTTCAACCAAATAAATCAAGATCACGGTCAGGTTCAAGTTCAAGTTTAGGAGGAACAAAATCAAAAAAGACTGCTAGCAAAAGACTCCATAAACAAGTTAAATCTGTAAAACATCATTAAATATTTGCAATTTTCATTTTTCAAATATTCAAATATTCAATAATATCATTTGGCAAATTGCTGAATATAGATTTGATTGATTTTGTAATATACAAAGAATATACTTTTATATATTATACTAATAATAATGGCAGAATATGAAGAACAGGTAGATTGGAGTGACGGATCTTACGAATTTGACAAATCATCTGAAAAATCATCTGAAAAATTAGACAAAGATCAATTGGTTTTGAAATTAGGAGACATCATTGAATTAGTATCACCTGCCAACGCAAAATACCATCAAAAGACATTTTATATTAATTACATTGATGACGCTGAGATAGAGATTTTAGATGTAAATACCGCTTTTAAGCATATTTTGTCATTGTATGATTCCGGAGAATTGACCGATGAGTCTATTAAACGTATTCATCTTTTATCACGCGCACCTGACGAAGGATATGCCAAACAAAATGGTCTATTGGTCGGCAAATGGATAAATGTCCATTTTAACGGTGAAGTGCCAACCGTTATTACCGGCGAGATCACCAACTCTGACGAAGATATGATTGAAGTCATGACATATCCGGATGTTAACACTATCTACATCAATTTTGAATACAAGGGCATTCCCCGATTCTTGCCGATAGAGAAAATCGTTCTTCGTGAAATACCCAAGACTATCAAGGGTAGTTTAAGAAAAATGATGGATGATATGTCTGAAGAAGGTGAAATACCCGCATTTGATTCTTCCAAAACGGCTTCCATGGAAACTATGCCCAACGGCGAAATCGCTATCATCGTTCCCGAAAATCCCAAAATGGATCCCAATTTCAATGATATCATGAAAGAACTCATTTTCAGCGCCAAAGACATCGTGTTCGGTGAAGAGGAGGAAATAGAGATTCGCACAGAAGTTAAGAGATCTGAGCAAAAATATGGCATTGATATCCAGCTCAATGATTTGATGGATGAATTATTATCCACGATCCCCACCAATAAACGTACCGAGCGGGTCAAACAGCGAGTAAAAACAATTGTGTCTAGATTCAAGGAATTGAGAGAACAATTTTCCAATTTTGACGCAAATGGCAATGTCACCGGATACAAGAATTTTGATGCGGCTTACAAACCATTAGTTGAGCATTTGAAAGAAATGGACACTAATCTTAGATGGTTGCTACCTGTAGTCAAACAACAAATGAAATTCTATGGCGTTGATGAAGAATCTGAAAATGATTTTGTGGACAAGAAAAGTAATGTTTTTGATATGATTGAAATGACGGAAAAACAAGCGGCAAGTGAAACATATTCCGCTTATTATGAAAATATCAATGAGAATTTTACGCCATTTACAAATATTGAAAATGCTAATAAAAAAGAGGTGAAAACCAACTTGGATATGATTGTTGACAATTTTGATAATTATTATAGTAATGTTTTTTCAAAAGTATTGAAATTAGTTGAACATAACGGCGGTCAAGCCGTCGCCAAGATGTATGAAGTGAAAAATCGCCGTTTCATTATTCAAAAATATAATCTTGGCATGAGCAAGATGCTTGAGCACACTATGAAATCCGGCAAAACCATTTATATGAGAGGCGCCATGACGCAGAATGACTCAGCCAACGTCAAATCTGTATTGATGCTGCCCAATTCGGCGGTACATTTCTCGCGCGTGGATCTGCCAGGCTCCTCTATAATTGACCGCGTCAATCTGAGTCATAATTGGTTATATTATTTCAATTTACTAAGAACAAAAACCAATGTAGAAAAATTGTCGGCCAAAAAACCAATTGATTATGAAGACATAGATGGCGCTTATTTTGCCTCAAAAATGATTGGGTTTTCCTTGGATAATGGAAATAATGGAAATAATGAAATTAATTATAACGAGTTTTTAAACAATGTGATTCCCAGATCCCGTTCCATCATTCATATGTTGCGAAATGAAGTCCCCAATCCTTACAGTTTTTACAACATGATTTCTTTTTTTGAACCCTTCTTGATATACCCTGACAACATCACATATTCTGCCAAGACCGCACAAGACAAAAGAAAGGGCGAAGAAAACAACAATCAGAAAGGTGGTGCTTATAATGAAATCCGATTCCATGTCAAGGAAATGGTGAAGAAATACAAGGCGGACATGGCATCCAAGGGCTCCGAATTCACCGAATTGCTTAATACAAAATATGATGGAGAATCTTCGCGCATTCCCAATATTATCTATCGGGTTCTTACTGAAAACCACGAATTTTTGAAATCTATTGTAGAACGTTATCGTTTGTCCGAATCAGGCATTGATGGAACAGAGACATTGAATAAGATTTTAATTACAGATGGCGGAGCGGCATACATGGCAACTGTGTCACTCATGATGGGATCCCTTTTTAAACCCGATCTGGCAAAATTGGTCAAAAATTTGGAAAATGATACCGGTGCCGGCAACATGTTTGAATCTAAATTTACAATTGCGAAAAAATATGGTTCCGTTCGCGACATGTTGAAAGACAACAATACTGAAGACGTTTTTTATGATAAAGAATTTGACAATACCCCTTACAATATCATGTCCAAATATGAAGAGGATCAAAAGAAAATGTTGCCCGAAAAATTCATTGAATATTTGAAACTGGTTTTAATAGAGAAACACGATGCCGAACCGGAAACCGCGGAAGAATTAGCATTGACTCTTATTGCCAAAAAACGCAGGATCAATGATGGCAAATATGCCATGTTAACAATTGTTCCCACTTCAAAAACAGAAATCAAAGAACAGGATAAAGAAGCTGTTGAAATAGAAGAAAATGCGCGCAAGAAAGTGTCGTTTTATGTGAGACGTAAGAATATTTGGATACCTGACAATGATGTGGATGAAAATGATTTTGATATTTTTGAAGAAAAATCTAAAGAAAAGCCCAAACGAATTGATGAAATTGTTGAATATGCGGTCGGTGATATGGAAACCCGCCTCAAAGATCGCGCCAAATATCACATGAACCTACTCAAAAAAATCCTGTGGATCAAAGAAAGTAATGCCAAACAACATGATATTTATTCCTACATGTTAGGAACACAAATCATTGAATCTGGGTTTGGCATTCAATCGCCTTATGAGGGGCTGCGTGATTATATATTGGGTCAATCCGATATAGTAAAGAAGAGCGCCGATATTCTGCGATTCCGTGATAATTTTTGTCGTGATGCTGTGAATGATGAGCCATTACAGTGGCTATATTGCGTTGACACTAACGTGAAATTATTGCCCAAATTCTTTTACGATTTGGCACACTGCTACGTTAATGGCAATGATTATGAAGCCGAGTTGGATCGTATTTGCCGACATTCTGGCAAACTAAGTGAAGACCAGGAGTCCATCGTGGACAAGCACAGCGGATATGTCATCAAGAGCATTGATTTTGCGGATGATATGGGTTATTTTAAAACGGTTGAATCTTCAAGTGATGACGCCGATATTCAACATGTATTAGGCCGCAAAACCAAATCCGGCAAGAAAGTTTTTGAAGACGAGACCACCCAACATATTTACAATATTGCCAGTGCCCTCTGCGAATACATGTCGGTGGATTTTGAAGTGATTGAAGAACGTATCATGCATTTGTCTGTGGAATTTGTTAAGAGTTTGGATAGTGCGGATGCCTACAAGACAAGGCAAGAAAAAGCTGCTAAAAAGAATATTAAGATCGCGTCTTACCAGACATATGTAGATCAAAACAAGATTTATTATACTGCTTGTATGACATTTGTGGCGATTCAGACGGCAGTGCCTTCATTTAAACCCAAGAAGACGTTTCCTGGGTGTGTGTTTAGTTTTGCCGGATACCCTTTGGAGGCCGGCGAGGAAAACACAGTAGGTCTCAAATACGTTGCCTGTGTCATTGATAATATTAAGAGTCAGGTGGCGCCTTGGAATAGTATTTCCAATCAGAAACGCGACGGCATCTTGACCCGTCTCATGGAACTTATGACGAAACGCGTGACCCTACATCCAACTGTGGCCGATCTCTATTTGCGTAAGAAAGAGCAGCCAACAGATGTAGATGAAATTCCGGTGTCATATGACATAACTAAATGGACTCAGTTTCAACCGCCCATTATAAAATTCTCCGTTTCCGATAAGAAAACGTCGCCCGGCGTTTCGGCGGAATTCAGAGAAGAATTAGCAAATGCTATGAAAAAAGGGAATGCTAGCCAACGTCAAATGTTGGGCACAATATTTCAAAAAATCATCAGCAATTCATATAGTGTCGTTGAAGCCATTAATAAAATTGTGGCAACGGCGGGCAAAGAGGCGATTCTACGTGCTGGCACGATTGTGTTTTTAGAGAATGCGTGTTGCGAAGACAACGGGCAATCCAAAGCAATTGATTTTTTTAAAATAGCAAATGAGAATATTCAAAAACACATTGACATTGCGAAAATTTATAGCATGATATACAATGATACCACAACTTTATGTCGCGCGCCTTATTTATTTTATCCCAAGATTGAAGGCAAGAAATCGCCGTTGATTTCTAATGACAAATTTTCAGAGGAAGCAATCTATGAGGCGTTTATTCATTATTGTAAGCTTAATGTGGATGCGCCGGTGCCGGATGATTTGGAGCGATTTTATCAGAAGGATGATAAACCAATGATAGAGAAAGGCGCCGATTTGTTACAAACAATTGAAGTGATGAAGAAACATGGCAAAGTTCATAATAATAAATCATTGGAGGATTTAATGCAGATTGTGGCACATAGAAACATTGTACATCTGAATAGCAAAGATGAAGTTACTAATCCGGTCATGGGTTTCTCCGATTTACTAGAACATTTGTTGGAAAAGAATGTGATAGACCAACCGCTTCACAGAATATTGACGACGCTCATTGACCAATATTTGAAAACAAGTCCCAGTAAAAAAGATACGGTCAATGAACTGAAACAGTATTTGAAACGCACCAACCGCAATATGTTGGCAGTCATTGATGAACACGTTGTTGATAATAGTTCTCTTACTAAACGTGATAAAAACAAGATTAAAACGTTCTTGGCAAATGTAGGAGCGTGGACTTGTCAAAATGATGATGAAATTATGTTCAAATCGTCGCAATTTATGCGAAATTGCGTACATTTTATTGCCAAGGTGGTTTCATCTGTTTTGTGTAATAATGATACTGATAATGATTATTCTATAAGTGAAAAGAGAGCATTGAACCTAGCTAGATCGCAAAAACACTGGGAATTTTCCGAAAATCACGAAAAAAAGTTATTAAGATTTTCTCTTGAAAAGTTTGCCAAATTAGATAGTTTCATGAAGAATTCCGGCTCTATAATGTGCGATTTTTTCAAAAGCAATACTGATTTATTGATCAATTTGAATTTATTTATTTCTAATATACCCATATTTTCCGACCAAACTCTTATGTTTGATAGAGAAGCCGTTCAACTTTTACATATTTATGCATATTATTCTCTATTTCACGATTTGATCATTGAAAGTGGCAAAGAGGAATATGTGAAAATGGAAATGGTTCATATTAAAAAGGCGCGGCGAAATGCCGAAGAACCCGACGCGTTTAAAGCTTTAGATGACGAAGATGCTGCTGAAGATCTGTTAGGAGCCGATGAATATGATATTGTCATGGGAAAACAACAAGATTTTAAGAAACGTGTGTGTGATTTATTCACCATTCTGATAGAGATTGACATGGAAAACAAATCAACTATTAATCTTAATTATGCCGAGCTTTCAGACAAGATTTATAAAGCGGGCAAAGCTGAGAAGAAAACCATTACAGATCGGTTTGAAACTTTAGATGCCGAAGATCGTGGCGTTGAGAATTTACTCAAAACGTATCGCATCGGCGCCTGGAACGCCGGCAATGAGAAGGGGCTTTTCAAATATGATGCGGCTACTTATGACAAAGAAGTTACGGGTCAGATGATGGCTAATGCAGCGGCCGACGTGAATGATTTACAAGCGGACATGGAAGCCCAAGCCGATGCCGATGCCGATAGAGAAGCCAATGATATCACTGGTTTAGGTGATAATTATATGGATGGCGCCTATTACGAAGAAGACGCCGATAGAGACGAATAAATCATGGTGTCAAGGGCTAATTCAAGATCTTCAATAGATCCGTTATTTTGTAAAATTTCACAATCTACATTTGTCCAGTCATTCTCGCTTGAATGTGTTGGTGTTATTTCAATATGCGTGTCTTTGACAATTTTAATTATCCTTGCTTCAGAAAATTTCCGAATCATGTCAAATTCATTCGCAAAACGACAATCGGTTATTACAATATTTGCGTTGGAAATATCCGCCTGAGGATACACTTGGAAAAATCTACGATTTTCTCCGGATTCACGCAACATCATTATCTTATTTTCTATGATATTTATCCAAATATCCTTGTTCAAATGATTTCTAAACAAATCTGTTCCTATAATTTGCATGGCTCTTCTCGGCGAAAAATCAGGAATTGCTAATTTGTCTGACCAATATTTGTTCGGGGTTTCCCTCCATTCGCGGGATTCTTTAGTTAATCCTTCCAACATATCTCTAGGCCAAGAAAATAGCGCGGATAAGATGTCTTTTATTGCCGACGCAAATGCCAATTTCACAAATCCATGTTTGGATTCTAATATGCCTCCGACGGTGTCTTTCCCGGCGCCTTGTGCTCCACATAGTCCAATTATCATTTTATTTATTTGTATTATCAATAAATAAAACTCTATGTCACTTTTCTTTGTTGGTTCAATCCGTACTTAATACCTTGGCAATATTTCGTGGATAATCGGGGTTGATGCCTTTTTCCACCGATAAATAGTAAGAAATCATTTGCGTCAAAATCGTCATCAAGATTTCTGTATAACCTCCGGCAGGAACTATTAATGAAAAATCATAAGTTTCCGGCAATTCTCTATCGGAGACGCCGATAATTATGGCATCACGGGATTTTAATTCATCATGAATTGCTTGATTGCGCGTAAATGTCGCGTCATTCGGCGCAAATAGGATCACTGGGAATCCGGGGGTTAAGAGCGCATACGGACCATGTTTGAGGGCCGCGCTACTATATCCTTCCGCATGGATGTAGCCAATTTCTTTTAATTTGAGCGCGCCTTCGCGCGCCACCGAATAATAAGTGTCCTTCCCCAATAGAAAAATACTTGGACAGTTTTTTAAATAAACAGCTATTTTTTTACACATTTCAGTATTTGTCTCTATCGTCTTCAAAATATCATTCGGCATTCGGCGGATTTTTGGAATCACATGACCATTCATCACAAAGTGATAGTCGCGGAACGCTTGAACGTTTTGAGAAAACCATGCGGCAATTAATGAAAGCGCGATCACTTGCGACGTAAAAGCTTTCGTGCTCGCAACCGCCATTTCGCGACCACAATTCAAATAGACGCCGCAATCCACCTCTCTCGCTATCAATGACTCCACCGTGTTTATTACTCCAATGTTTATTTTTTGTCCATCCGTAGATTTGATCATTTCCAGACATCTATGTAGATCTTTTGTCTCTCCTGATTGTGATATGAAAATGTAGCAGGTTTGGCCTTTGATGGGCATATCATTTTCCGTGAACTCGGCGCCGTCAAATATTTGAACTGTGTTGAATATTCCGAGCGATTTATACAATGCCGTCACAAGAAGTCCAGCATGATAGGATGTCCCGCAACCCAACAATATTATGTTTTCGGATTTTAATATGGCATCGCGTTTTGTGTCTAATCCGCCCAATTTTACTTCTTCATTTGAGGTTATGCGTCCGCCGTTTCCTATGGCATTCACACAAGAAACCGATTGTTCATGGATCTCCTTAATTGTCCAATGCGGAAATGGGGCTGGTGAAACAGCATCTGTTGTAAGATTCGCACAACATTTGGTTAAAAGATTATATTCTATCTTTCCGTGTGATTTCATCGTCACTTTTCCGTCAATCTTATGTAGGGAAACTATGTCGTTGCTTTCTAATGATACGTATTTTTTAATCTTGTGGTCAAATCCGTGGCATTCGGATGCCACCATCATGAATGAACTGTCTGAACTGTCTTCACTGTCTTCATTACATTCAGATTGACCAATCAACAATGGGCTGCCATGTCTGACACAATACATCATGTTTGGCGTGTCAACGCACAGAATGGCGAGAGCATATGTACCTTCTATTTGCGAGAGTGCCTCGCGAATGGCTTTAACAATGTTGTCATGGTATCCCACTTTTTGATTCGCATTTTGATAATCCAGATTTGAATATTCAAATGAAATCATATTTGCTATGACTTCTGTGTCGGTTTCCGAAACAAATGTGTAACCAAATGTCGTTAACATCTTGCGCAACTCCGCGTAATTCTCTATTATTCCGTTGTGTACGATTGAAAACTTATTGCGACAATCCAAATGAGGATGACTATTCACGTCGCTTTTTGCGCCTACTGTGCGCCAGCGTGAATGTAGGATAGAAATGGTGCCATCATGTAGATGCTGCTGCCGAATGATCTTGGAATCGGCCATTTCTCTATCATCGCTAGCAAATTTGTGTGTCATGAAAGTATTATCTTTATTGATGGTGGTTATTCCAACAGAATCGTATCCGCGATTAAGCAATTTAAGTATTCCTAGATATCCATAATTGAATGACGTCTCATATCCTATGTATCCGCAAATTCCACACATTAATATAAAATGTGAGTAAATGAAAAATGGCAGGATTACTAATGGAAACATTGTCTATGTTTTTTTACTCGCACCTTGGAAAACATGTGTTATGTTTTTACTCATTCTTTGGAAAAATTGATTCATTTGAGCATTCTCTATCGGCCATCAAAAAAATCCAACCAAATAACAAAAATAATGTTTAAACTTTCTGATTCCGACAAATTTACAAGGATCTATAATATCAAAGATCCCCGATCTCATAGATGGATCTTTCTAAAAGATGATCAACATCGCGTCTGGCACGAAACCCAATACAAAGGCGACGCCTCCTTCGGCGGCAAGAATTTCTTTGAACTCCTCGCTGAAATGAATATGTCAAAATCCCGGCTTGAAAAGGCCAATTGCTCACCTACTGAAATGGGTATGAAATTGTACCAAGGCACTACAAAACTCATTAAAAAATCCAAGGGGCAGATTATCAACTTGGAGCTGAAATACCCTGAAATACTCATTGACGACGAACATTCGTGGAAAAATAGGAAACCCAAAATTGTAACCAAAATAGAAGACGATGGCGGTGATGACGACGAATGTGAATGCGATTGTTGTTTGCGATACAGCATTCCTGTTAGTGATGAATTAGACATGGTTCTAGATGAATTTAATAAAAAATATTCGCCTTATACTGCGCACAACGCATCTAAAAATATGTGAAATACATGGCAAATAGAATAATGACAATCATGAAAATTAAGAAATCGCAGTTTTTTTTTATTATTATCTTTCCGTCGCGAATGGTGATGTCGCCATACAAATATATTGGCAATGCAGAATCAATTGCGCGTTTAACATCTTCCTCAAAATAAAACGTTTCTAGTCTATTTTTGTCAACCCATATTTCAGGGGAGCCTGTATATATATTGTCAGGGTGGTCCTCCGGGACCAACTTGACTAGTGTTTCTTTCATCCACTCGCCGTTTTCATTCATATGAATTCCGTCCAAAATCTCTATCTTAGACTCTGTAACTACAATATTGTATTTGGGATATGATCTACTTGATCCTCCTTCCCCCCCTCCTCTGGCCAAGCTTCGGCCTACAGCCCTGCCAAGGGCAATTTTCCTGCCCGTTTTAGTATATGATGACATTCCTCCCATTTTAAACATTTTTATATTATTTATTTGACGTTTCCATTTGCGAAAGTGGATCAATTTTTGTAATATTTAGTCGTTTATTGATTGCTTCGCAATTGGACCCGCAATAAAATAATAAATAAATATATAAATGTTTGGATTCAATTTTAAAAAAAACCCCACCAAAAATGTCATGTCGCCCGTTAAAAATATTGTGGCTCCTATTGTTGTGAAGGAGGTTGTTTTGGAAAAAGTAGTTGCTCCTATTATTGAAGAAGTAGTTATTCCAGTAGTTATTCCAGTTGTTGAAGAAGTTATTGCTCCCGTCGTTGAAGAAGTTATTGCTCCCGTCGTTGAAGAAGTTATTGCTCCTATTGTTGAAGAAGTAGTTGCTCCTATTGTTGAAGAAGTTGTTGCTCCTATTGTTGAAGAAGTTGTTGCTCCTATTGTTGAAGAAGTAGTTGCTCCTATCGTTGAAGAAGTAGTTGCTCCTGTTGTAGAGGAGGTTGTTATTCCAGTTATTGAAGAAGTTGTTGCTCCTATTGTTGAAGAAGTTGTTGCTCCTATTGTTGAAGAAGTAGTTGCTCCTATTGTT